CTAGCACGGTTAGGACTATTCACGCCTAATTTGCGCAATGTTTCGCAGCATAGTGTTAGTTTGATCGTGGCACGTTCTGAGCGTTTAGGAAAGCGTACTTCGTCTTCTATGTACCAAAAGTAGTAAAACAGATTATCTGTGTACTCGCTATCAAAGTGCATTATAGCGTTGCGATTTTGGTATGTTGGTCTAACCTTGTTCGGGTCTATCGCAAGTGTCAATACTTTGTCGTATGGATAGAGCGTATTGTATGGCAAATACTTTTGAGGCAAAATAAACCTAGCTTCTGCATCTAATAGGCTTGTATTAGTGTCGTGGTCTATCAATTTCCACCCGTTCCACGCCTCCACAGATAAAACTACTAAACTCTCGCTTTCGCTTGTATCTGTCGATGTATTGTACCAGATTCCAGCAGGAGGGTAAGGTACGCCAAAAATAGGTGTGAATAGTTCGTAAATAGCCTGTCTTATGTATCCTGTTTCAATAAATCCAGCCTCCACATCGTCTGTGGTCTTTGTCATCGTGAAGTCGGCTAAAACTACTTGTGTGCCACCGCCAAATGAGCTGCTATAATTAGGAAACCCGAAATTTGCTACACGATTATAGCTGCTTTTCATATCAGCACCTTTTAGCTCTGCATCCTCACTAAATCGTACTTCTAAATATTTTTGGCTTTTGCGCTCCGAAATAGTAGTTATATCTATGCAATCAAAAAGCCAACTTTTGTGTGCCTCATTACTCACAAAGTCTAAAACAGGAGTTGTGAATATTAGCGCGTCTTTCCTGTGAAAAAATAGCGTGTTCCCGTAAATTTCCCACTTTGCATTGAATACCTGTTTTAGCTTATCTAAGAAGTCCTTTGCCAGTACTAGTGGACTAATGCCATTTACCCACATTGTAGTGCTATTCGATTTTATACTAGTATCGCTCGAATCGTACATTAGTGTAAGATTCCTATAAGGGCTATTAAGCGCACCAAAGATTGAACCTAGCCCGCGTTTTGGCTCTGCAAGCGTTTGACTGCCTTCTACATTAGTGCCATTCTCGAAAGTAGTAGTGCTAATATTTAGTCCGCAATGTTCGCACACGTTTTGGATGTAGGTACGAACGTATGGCGAAATTTTCCTAAACTTAGTCCTGAAAATGGATGTGTAGATAAGTCCCAAAAATGGAATCAAAGGCGGTACTACACTTGCAACTATACTGATAATTAAATACGCTATGCCATTATCTTTGTCATAACCTACTATAAATCGAGGGTGCGAACTTCCTACATCAAAGTAACTATTTCCTGCTGCATTTGGGCTTACATCGATTAGTGTACTTTCTAAACAAGTCTTGTAAAGCTCGTCTTCTGTTATATTAAAAGATAGCTTGCAAATACTGTCATTGTCGCATACTTCAAAGCTAAGGTCGTCATTTGTAATTACAAAGGTAGGGAACGTGAATATTTCCCCACAACTGTCATCCGTAATACGAACCTCAATAGCGTTGTACTTTGATGCTGGTGTATTGATTAGGTGAAACGACACAAAGCGCACCATTTCGCCCTCTACTTCAATATCACTATCAGTATAAAGCAATCGTTTTGCCTCACCGTCCTTGTCACGCCCTCCTGCTTTTATTTTCACGCCAGCTCCGTTTATTATATCCTCGGTAAACTCGTACCAATCAGGATATACAGGGAAGCCAGTTGGATGCGTTTGCGCTCCGTTGTTCTGTGAGACGGTAGAATTGGCGGGAACTGCCCCGCCCGCCTGTAAATCGTAGCGTATAGGGCTACCAATAGTACCTTGTACGTTTACTGTGTTTTGTTTGTATCTCGCGTAAAATCTAAGCATAGATAGTTAAACGGGTTTGGCGTGTGTTTGTTAAAAAAGCAAAACCGCCCTTGTGAGAGCGGAATTTTACTTAAAAATCTATTAAATCATTATTCATAAAAGCCACAAATTCTAATTCTCCAATTCCAAAGTAATCCATTCTATATCCTACCGCATACTCTTCATCTAGTTCAATTATTACAAATTCATAATTTTCATAATCGGACTCATCAGCATTTTCTTCAATATGCCATTCTTTGTCAATATCAAAAAAAATAGGCTTACATTGAATCTTTGACCCTAGCTTAAGCGTGATGTATTCTTCTTTTTCTAAATAATAAACAGAATCTAGGTTTAGTCTAACCCTATTCATGGCTATTTCAAAGCATTTCAATATTGACTTTTTAGCATAATCTTTAGGCATTAAATCCCTATTTGCTACACCGTGAATTACCATTAGCATATCAGCGTGATTAAGATACCCTAAATTAGTATTATCTATTGATAAAATAATTTTACCTTTATAGTCTTTTAATTTCATATCGTTTATTTATTAAGTGAAGTACAAATATAGGGATTATATTAGAATAGTGCTATAAACTTCTGCAAAATCTTTCAATTCCTTGTTTCTATCTTGCGTATCTAATCCTTTACTTATTAGTTGTTCGTTTAAGTGCTGCAACTTACTCATAAAGTCCAAATCTGTAAAACTTAATGAATGCAAGTCCACGTCTGTATTTCCACAAACTAAGCAATTGATAAAATAGTCATCTTGATTATTTCGTAGCATCGACTTTATTTCTAAAATCTTTTTAATGCTAAAATAACCTAGCAAAGCGTCCTCCATTTGGTCTCCCATCATGTTTTTAAGGTCTCCGATTTCCATATTGTTATTATTTAATAGTGAAGTACAAAAATAGGGGATTTCCCCTTATTTTCCAAACAAAAAAAGCGCAAACCCTCACGGCTTACGCTTCAAACAATTTTAATCAAAAAAACGAACGATACAAATCTAACACTTATTTTGTTTTATTCCTAATTTCTGATAACCTTTGTTGCTTTTTAGTCATGTACTTAGCCGCACCGTCCGCATCAAAGTTTAGTTGTGCGTTATTATTCACAATCGTAATACCTCCAATAGCTTGTTCCATCCTATCAATAACTTTGTTTAGCCTGTCAATCTCTTTTACGGTGCTATTTCCTGCGCTATTAGCTTTGGATAGGGCAAATGAGTAGTCATTGAACAAGTGCTTTTTGATTTCAGGATGTTGCATCGCTGCGAACGCTATCTTTTTAGGGTCGTTTGCAATCATTGCTTGCGTAATCGGATTAAAACGTTCGTTTGGTGCTGTTGGAATAATACCCTCACCTTTGTTAAGATATGCTGGTATATCGTCTACTCTGCGACCTTGTGAGCTGTTTTGTGGTGTTAGCCATGCAGTACCCGTATTGAATGACCTAGCCTGTGCAATAGATGCCCCAATCGTAGCCAAAACAGATGCAACCGATGCCGCTATGATAAAGGGCGTGGCTGGCGTTGGTGGTGTAGAAGCCCCAGCGATTGTATTAGCGACTGCCAAAGTCTGCGAACTGATGCGGGCTATATTATCAAGGATTATTTGCCTACGTATAATAGCTTCACGCTTTTGCTGCAATATCTCAATCCTATCTTGTTCTTTCTGCAAAGAATCGGTAAAACCTGCCTCGGCTAAACTTCTTGCGTTGTCAAGCCTACTTTGTTGAACTGATATAAGGTTGTCTATGCTTGCAAGTTGTGCATCTGTAATACTTCGCATCGCATCTGCTCCAATTTGCACCATTTGGATAGAAAAATCTAATGCCGCTTGTAGTTGCTCCTTTTGCTTATTTTGGGCTTGCGTACCCATTCCAACGACAATCTCATCTATATCAATTCCTAGCGTTTTAAGCTCTTCTAATAGTGCCTTTTTGCGCTCATCTAACGCCTTACTTTCTGCATCCGATATTTGTGCGCGTGTTCCGCTTTTTGTTGTTACAGGTGCTTGTTGTTCGTTTATTACGGCTACTTCGTTTACTATTTGGCTAATCCTGTTTTGCTTTTGCCGCAAGATAGCTTCCTTTTCTAGCTGGTCAAGCTTCTTGTAATATTCTTTGCGAGAAATAAGCCCTTTGTTTAGCGCATCCTGCAAAGATATACGTGCTATCCTATCAGCGTTGTCCTGCTTCAATAGTTGCTCGTTGTTGAACTTTTCCAAATCGGATAAGTACGTTTCAAAATATCGGTCGGATATTTCCAAGCTCCTTTCGGCTTGCATCCTATCAGCATTCAATAATGCAGCATTTCGCTCAAAGTTTAGCTTAGTAATAAGGTCGCTTTTTTCTGTATCCAAAAGAATACTATCCTGTATAGCTTTTTGCTGTAAATCGTAGCTCTCATTTATTTGCTCCTTTTCTGCTATGCCACGAAGTCGCAAGATTTCCATTTCGTTGTCGAATGTTGCACGAATTGTAGAAAGTAGTCCCTCCTGATTGTCGCGCGCCAACTTTTGCAAATCGGAATCAAAGCCAGCCTTAATTGCGGCTATCTCTTTGTTGTGCTTATCAATATCTTTCTTTTCAATCTCAAAATAGTAATCTCTTACTAGCTTTGCTTCTTCTTCGTAGCTTTTGAGTAGCTTTATTTTCAAATCTGCCTGCGCTTGCGTTTTCGGTATAATTTCAGCATCAATAGCCTTGCGATTAGCTTCTATTTCGCGTAATTCCGCTTCTAGTTCGATTTTATACTTATCTCTTATACTTTGTTCAGTTTCTGCGATTGGAAAGCGTGAAAGGGCTAATTTGTCGTTTAACGAGGCAATACGGGCTTGACGGTCTGCGTAGGCTTTTGTTAGTTGCTCGCTAGTCTTATTTACACCGTCCAAATACTCTTTGTCGGCTCTCCTTTGCTCGTTATTTAGGTCTTTCAAAGCTTTTCTTTCTGCATCACTAAGCTCCTGACTAGATTTCTTTTTGAGAATCAAACGTTTTAATTCATAAGCCTCAGATTTACTTAATTCGTCTTCCTCTCTTTTTTGTATTAAGTGCGCACGTCTTGCCGCTTCTTCTGCTTCAATATCTGCCAAGGTTTTAGCAGCTTTTTTTACTTCCTCAGGTTTACCAAAATTAAATATCTTATCAGCAAATCCTAATTGTTCACCAGCCTCTCTTAGTTTAGCCCTATCTTGTTGCGCTTTTTTTTCAATATCAATAAGTCTTTTATTTACGGCTTCTGCTATTTTCAAGTCGCTTTCACTTATGCCAAATTTAGCCTTTGCATCTGCTTCACTTAAACCAGCCCTTATCCCTGAAATGTACTGTCTAACAACTCCGCTTTGATTTCCAAAATCATTAGGGGACAATTTGCCCAATGCTTTATTCATTTCGAAAATTTCTCCTTCTATTGTTTTAGAGTTAAATAAATCTAAGAACCTAGATAAACTTTGAGTACTTCTATTTAACCAGCCTAAAAAAGCAGCACCGCCAAATTTATATACAAAGTTACCAAAGGAAGCACTTAGTTTTGTGGTGCTATCTTCAATAGCTGCCATATCCCCAGTAACCGTACTAGCAAGATTCTTAGACATATTGTAGAATCGTCCTCCCTCACTTGTGGCATCTTTCAAAGCGTCCGCTACTTCTTTCGCGCTAACTCCACCGTTTTCCATTCTTTTTTTCAGTTGAGCCATAGACTCCCCTGTTTTTGCTGATATTTCTATCAATGGATTAAATCCACCATTTCTTAATTGGTTAAGCTCCTGACCCATAAGCCTACCAGCGGATTTAACCTGAGCAAGTGCTAAACTTAAATCTTTGAACTTATCAGTATTTCCCTTTGTAACATCTGTAAGTTGCTTTACAATATCCACCGATTCCTTTGCAGAAAACCCCTCCTGTAAAAGCATAGCAGTACCCCTTAGTGATTCCTGTAAATTAGCTACTGGATTCTCTAAGGCAAATTTTTCAATCTCTCTAAATATTTCAGTCCCTACTCTTGCACCAGCAAAGGCTTCTATTTGTGTTTTCAGTCCTTCCATTTCAGCAGCCGCATTTAGTGCGTTCTTTGATGTACTAATAAGCGCACCGCCTAAATCCACCGCAAGACCAGCAACAGCAGCACCGATTGGTCCACCTGCAAGCCCACCCAAAGAACCAGCAACGCCACTAACACCGCCACTCAAACTTCCTAACAGCGCAGCCATTCCATTACCACCATCGACACCCTTTGGTCGCGAAGCCTTATTTATGTCATCTATCTTTTTTCTAGTATTAGCCAGCTCCCTATTGAACGCATCTAATCTTTTAGTATCGTTTGTTCGTAGCCTCAATCGTACTAACCTAGCCTCTCTATCTAGTAATTGCGCTAATATACCAGCCTGCGCACGTTCACCCCTTGCAAGCTCGTTTGTAGCCGTTTTCTGTTGTACTAGCCTACCCGTTACTTTGGCTATCTGCTTATCTATTTCGACAATAGCTTTTGTGTACTTCTTTGCTTCGTCAATATCCTTTTCATCCAATTGTGCTTTTTTCAATTGGTTACTTTTCAATATCAGCTTATCAATAGCACCTAAACTATCCTCATAAGCCTTTCCAGCGTCCTTGCCGCCCTTTTTAACCGCATCGCTAAACTCATCAAATAGCTTTGCAGCGCGTTCTAATTCCCTTGTGTCAGCTTGTACTGCTAACTCTGCTATAATTCTACTCATAAGCAGTTTAACGGGAAATAGGTTAGTTTGTTAAATAGCAAGTGCCACCCATTAAGAGCGGCACGAGGGAATACTACGATAAGATGTACTAGTTTTCAGATTCATGATTTATTGTATTATCACTCATTCTTTTGCCTTCACTCACGAAGCGCACACTAAGCAAGTGGTATTTGTACCGTATGTTGTCGTAAAAGTCGCGCATATTAGCCACTTTTAGGGTAGCTGTTAGCACTTTGCCGTTTTGGTAGTACTTTATTTTGCAATTCATAGAAACACTATCAATGCAAGTGTAATAGCTCCAAACGCAGCCGAAAATAACAAGCATTGCGCTATTCTTTCACGCGCTAAGCTATGCGTATTTCCGTAGCTGATATAAACTGCTAAGGCTACGAATAATCCTATAAGTGCTAGTATAGTTGTGATTAGTGCTGGCAATAATTTAATGGCTGTCATATTGATTATTTTCTGCTAAAATATACACTATTTCTCACTTTTGCAAGTTTAGCCATAAGTTTTACCATTCTAGGATAATCTTTCCTGTGTGAAAACAAGTTAATTATCTCATTGTAGCTTTGCTTGTAGTCTAAAACACATTCCTTATTATTTTCTCCAACTCCATAAGCTATGCAGCTATTACATCTAGCAAGAGAGTATTCATACTTCCTTTTTCTAATGGTATTGTACTTCTTTGCGTATCTTCTGAGTGCTTTTATCATCTTGTAAGAATATGAATAAACAAGGTAGTCATATCCAAACACACAAACAAAATATTTACATTGTAAAAAACGTTAATATCAATATTGATTGCGCCAGAATAATATACTACAAGCAAAGATAGATTAACAAGCGACCTTAACAAGAACAATGCTAGAAATATTTTAATCAATACCATTTTTTAAGTTAGTTTTACTTTGTCATAGCACAAGTGAATAGCGTACCTAAGCCCATCAAACAAGTCAAGCATAAAGCTGTTTCTATCCTTGATAATATCCAATTCCGTAGTGGCTTGTGCGCTATTCATTTCCTCCCACAATTTAGGACATTTTTTTGAGATACGCAAATTATCAAGCATAATTACACGATTGCACAATAAATTCGAGCTTGCAAGTCCTAAATTATGGCTAGGAATCTTGTTAGCTCCGTTTAGATTGGAACGGATAATGCTTGTAGGGTTTCCGCCTCTTAATCCATGCGCACGATTGTTTAGGGCTGAATCACCTGTGATAATGTAAACAGGTGCGCCAAATTGCTTTTTAATCGCGTTGCAAATATCCTCAATAGGTGTTTCCGATTGCGCATAAGGCACTTTTTTGCCATCGGTACGGATGTATCCAATTTGGTATTCTGCTAATGCCCACAACTTAGATTTAGTCGGGTCTTGCTCCTGTAAAAACCAACACACAACAGCACTAACAGGGTCAAGGTTGTTGTCAAAGCTAACCACGTACTGACCGCCTCTTTCCTTTGGCAGGTCTGCAAAGATATGCTCCCGTTTTTGCAAGGCGTGTAGCCACATTTGCCCACCTGTACGAGCTGAGGGGGGCTGCACCTGATACATAGCCTCAAAAACGAACGGGTCAAGTTCTTTTAGTTTGATTAGCTCCTGTTTAGGTCTTTGCAGCTCCCAAATACTCTCTCCCTCCTGTCTAGGGTCTTTCTCGAATATTTCGGATAACTCGAATTTCCATAAATCATTCTCAATCGTTACGGGCTTGTTTTGCTTCAATGCAGGAATGAATACCTTTTCCCATTCGTTCGCATCCGCTTGTGCTAATATACGGTTTTGCAAGTCGTCTTTGTGCCATGGCGTAGCAGTGCTGATAATACGCCCTCCGCTAACCATACGGGACTTAATGGATGTTGTGAACGTGTCCCAGTCCTTATTCCTACGTGATAGGCTAAACGCTTGCTCTGCATTCTTAATCGTGTCATCCATTATACACAAAGACACACTTTGTCCTGTGATACCACCAGCGATACCAAACGAGCTATAAGCACCCCTTACGTTTCCAGTACTATCTACAAAGTCGAATAAATCGGACTTTTGCGCTGCTACAATGTTTTTGAATGGTGCGTTTTTCTTTGCGTAGTTATGAGGAAAAACCTCCCTGTAAGCATCTGACGTGTAGTACCTTTGCGCTTCCTTATTGAACTTTGCAGCCAAATTAACGGAATAGGATATAACAGAGATGCGTTCGTTTATATCCTGACCTGCTGCCCAAATTGGAGCTATTTTTGAAACGATTGTACTTTTCCCTATCTGAGGAGGTACACAAACCATTGCTTTACTAATATTCCCTAAAATGATAGCTTCGATTGTTTCTATTATCATCTCGTGGGCAAAAGTGAAAGTATAGTTAGGGAATATGTGCGCTATAAAATGCCGTAAAGAGAGCCGTGCCAGTTCTATTTGGCGCAACTCTCTCTCTCGTGCTTTGTATATTTCGATTGTGTTCATGCGATAATATACGATTATGCGCAATCATTGTTAAATTCGTTTTCGTTGCATAGGTACACAATCTCACATTGAACTATCAAAATTGCATCCTTTGCGCCTTTGATAATAATCTAATTTATCGCAATACTTTACTTTTTCCATACCTTAAACCCTTTCAATCCTCCACGCATCAAGCGTATTAAAGTACCCCTTGCTAGTTTCACGACCTATGAGGTTAAAACTAACCCTAACATCGTCGCCCACATTAAATCCATCAATAGCCTTACAACGGTCGTTTTTTAGCTGGAACTTGATGTGTTGTGGGTATTTCTCGTTGCTTGCATCAAGTACGACAAACTCGCGTACTGTCAGATTGTCAGTGATGCCGCGTGTTTCGAGTATTGCGTGTATTTTGCCTTCTAATTGCATAGTATTTTATTTGCTACAATATTACAAAATAGTACTGACATTTGCAAGTTTTACTACACAATTCTAAGCTGGCTAATAAACTCCTCATATCGCTTGTTTTGCGCATAGTAGTACTCCTTATCAAGTTCACACACTACAAAGTGAAGTTTAGCTTTATTTGCTGCGATACGGCTTGAACCTGAGCCTAAGTGAGTGTCTAGTATTTTCATGCCTTCCTTTGCGTAGTTTTTGAAAATCCAGTCGTATAAAGCTACGGGCTTTTGTGTAGGGTGTATTTTTCCATTTTTAGGAACTTGTAATTTATAAATTTTTGCAAGTTTATCAAATGAAGTCCATGCCAACTCTGCCATTGCTAAACTAAAATCTTCGCTTATGATTTTATCCCATACAATAAAGCATCTCGTAGGAGTTAAATTAAAGTAATTACCCCCCCAAATAATTTGCTCTTTTGATACTCTAAATAACTCATTAAAATAATCTTCATTTGGCACTTTATCCCAATCTTTATTTACTATTTCATTAAAATTCATTTTACCTGTTTTCCCGCCTTTAAATTTATCACCAATTCCATAAGGAGGGTCTACGCAAGCCAAATCGAAGTACTTATCAGGGTATTGCTTCATTAGCTCCATGCAATCCATCAAATACACGTCCGATATTAACGGCTCGCCATTTAGCACTGTGTTTGAATTTACAGGGTTGCTGTGTTTTGTGTAGTTATTCATATTTAGTTTATTGATACGCAAATATAGCAATAAAATCACAACACACAAAAAAACCTCCATATTACAGGAGGCTCTTATCAATAAATAACTAACAAATGAATAATTACGAAGCAAATATAAGTACTTCCTATTTCATATCCTAGCGTTTGCGTTTATTTCTTTTCGCTTTCCTGTTTTGGGCTGCGTAAGTGCTAACGGTATGCTTTCTAGGAATGAATATAGGGCTTTCATTATTGCCATATACGGTTGTAGCAATCCCTAACATAGATAATGGTGCGGAGTATGGAAAATCTCTCATGTGTTATTTTGTTTATACGGCAAAGTAAGTAATAATTACTATAACATCCTAATCTTTCTGCAAATTCTTTATTCTTTCCTGCAATTCCTCGCGTGTCAGGCTCTTTGCTGTAATTATTTCGTCTGTGGGCTCCTGTTCCTGCTCTTGATAGTCGCCCCTTATCTTTGCTATCCTATCTCTCTTTTCATCCATAAGCCTGTGAAGTTGCACAAGCTGCGATGTTTTGATAGGTTCGTATATTTCACGCTCATCCCCACTTACTCTAATAACACGCAAAATATACCCCTGTTCTATAATCGTTTGGATAGATTCAATTTCGCCTTGCAACTCTGCCGCTGTTTCATACGGGGCTTTTAAGCTATCTTTTATCACTTGCAATACTTCGCTATCCATTTGCCTAATAGAAGCGTTCCAATCGTCTGTAATAGCCTCATAAGCCTTTCTAGCATTAGTATAGTACACCCACGCAGTCCTATCCGATACGCTGAACTTTTTTGCAAAGGCTTTCACGCAAAAAGTGCCACTTTTGCCCGTAGAAAACAAGGGAAACATAAACGCATCCCTCGCTTTTTCGGCTATGTGTGTGGCTTTTACAGGCATTAGTTGTTATTTAGATAAAATACCTCTTCCTTGTAAATTTCTGTAAGCTCCGATGGCTAAGGCATATTCCTTACCTCCATTCAATACCCCCTTTGTCATATTATACTTCCAAAAACCTACGGCTTCATTCTCTCCAAAGTCATTAGCAATTTTGAAACCTTGTTTAACAGCAGCACCAAACGCCCCTAATGCCTTAGCATTGCACCGCTCCTTTGCTATCTCTTCGTGTAAAACTTCTCTCATAGTATTAAATATTCTTTTGTGTTGTAATTATTTGGATGGTATAACATAACTCTATCGCCTTGTTCATCTCTTATCCAGTCTAGTTTTCGCTCGCCTTGTACTTTTATCCAGCTGAAAACAGGATAGTATTCAGGCATTTTAAGACCAGCCTTAGAGTCCCAATAAACGTGTAATAGGTTACTTAAACGGGTTTTAGAAAAGAACGTTTTGTCATCTATTACAGCTTTATTGAAAATATACTTTGATATATCCGCTTCAATACTAGGCAGTAAAGCTGCAAAGAAATCAAAAAACTCGCTAAATTCGATTATATCCCCGTCGGTCTTGTTTTGTTCGCACCACTTAAAGAACTCATTAAGCGTAGGCATTAGTTTAGGATATACGCTATAAACGTCATCAAGATAAGGTTCGTAGTGTCCACTTGGCGTTCCTGCTATTTCACATCCGTTCGCTTGTGCGTATTCTCTTATCCGTATGTAGTCTTGAATCCACTTATCCTCAAACTCGCCCTTTGCAGCCTGTTTTAGTACTGTTTCTCCTATCAAGCCCTTTTCTCTTTCTGTTAGGTTTGCCTGTTGCTTATAGGTTAAATGCAGCTTATTTACCCAATAGTACTTAACTCCTATTTCCTTAAATTTAGCGATTATTTCCGTATGGTCATCACAAAAAGTATGATTGAACGGATTAAGCCCTACAATTACTTTATGACCAGCTTTCACTACTTCCCTTGCAAGTTCAAATCTATGTTCCAATGTAGGTGCTTGCGGCTCTAACTTTTCGCGTATCTTGTCATCTGAGTAAGGAACTGATATATAAAACAAGCTAGGTTTAATCTTGTGTATAATCTCTTCCCATCCATAACCTCCCCTTGTGTTTAATTGAACTGGAATATCCAAATCAATCAAAACATCTACTATTTGCTCTGTTAGCTTGTAGTTGTTTTTAGAAAACGGGTCTATGTTATTCGAGATAAGCAAAGGATACTTTTCGCGCAAATAATAGCTAACTAAATCATTCCGTTTGTTGTGATTTTTTAGCTGCGACAATATGCCCTTAATATCCGCTTTTCTTTGTGGATTATTAAGGTTCGCAAAGCAATAACTGCACCCGTGGCTACAATAGTTTAGCGTGAGCTGTAATGGTACAGGATTGTCTAGGAATGAATTAGTAAGGATGTCTATCATTTACCAAGAGATTTTACGAATAAATCTTTGAAAAATACCCCGTTCTTGCTTTCAATAGCATTTATTTTTCTACCAATAGCAGATGTTCTTTCGTCAAATTCAGACGCACCTATTTTTCTACTTTTGAACTCATTTTCAATGCCACGTTGCTCTTTATACAATGCCGCAACCTCTCTTTTTACTACACTAGAATTATCACTAGCCCC